TAGTAATAGTTTCGGCAGTAGCATGACCAATGATGCTGCGAGAAGCGCCGGGATCGAGGGTAAACGAGTTGCTACCCGCTAAAATACAATATGGTTTGTAAAGCGTTGGGTCAGCCGGCAGTAGGACATTGGCCCCCGATGCGGTAACATAATGGGTTGTCTCAGGATAAGATGCGTCGTCTGCGATAGTAAAATCACCCGACGTGCTAACAACCGTCCGAACCGGGTCGGGAGTGCTTGTCGCGCCTGGGATTATGATTAGGCCAATAGTTCCTGATGCGATATCAAGCTGAAATACAATGGCGGTTTCACCATCCTTGATTTCAAGCATTTCCCCTGCGACCATGGTTTTGTAGTTAAGAGTTTTGTTAACCCCTGGATCAATACGGCAAGTACTGTTGCGTTCAGAGATAATCCATTTTGGATTTTTTGGTCCGAGACCAGATTCACGGGCAAGACCACTTACGTCATAGACAATGGTGCTATCGGACCTATTATAGTATCCCCCAGGCCCATCGGGGTCCACAATAACTACACCACCTGTGGGGACAGTAAGATTTTGTTGGATATAATCTTGGGCAAGTAACGTGGTCAAAGACATGCGCTGCAACCTATTGAGCGCGCTGTCTCGCAAAAGGGGTTCTAGCTCTGCGCTAGTTACCGAGGCTACGGTTAGGGCACCGATGCCGTTGGCGGTATATGTTTGAGATACGGCAGATGAAGCGATAGCCGCCACCGACGCAGACACAGCAATTACAACCGCAGACGCTATTGCTTCTGATACAGCGGTAGAGGAAACCTCCGACTCAAGACGCACCCAAGTCGCGGAAGACGCGGCGTTGTTAGTGCAAACCCAAAGGCGTCCGGTGTTGGTATCAACCCAAAAGTAATTAACACGCGCACCTTTAGTAACATCGTCACTAGCGGTTGGTTCCCGAGTTTGTCGTGTGATGCCTGATGTAGAGAACCCGGTCATTAAAACCCCCTTGATTACGGAGCGAAGAACGCGCTTTAATAAAGCAATAGTGTCTGTTAGGTATAAAAGTCAACTTACCCTAGAAACCCCCGCTTAGTTTAGCCATACCGCCCCGGAAGTTGCGGCGAATGATGGGCGCTAGTTGCATAACACCATACCCAAGGGCATCAGGAATGTGGGTGTATTTTGCTTGAGACCCTTTAGCAATGTTGCCATTATCATCAAAGCCAAGGCTTTCCAGGGAAGTAATTAGTTCTTTACACCTGGGATGAATGTAGAGTTTTACTTTACCATCTACAGACAGGAAGGCCCCGTTTACCGTGTTAACGCGGTCGTTTACTGGTGGGTTCTTGCGAGGGTAGATTAGTTTGAATCCCATACCGCGAAGAACACTGTGGTTGGTATTGCCACCTGCGCTAGTATGTTGCTGATTACCCGAGGCGTCAGGGTAGATTATAAGGGTGCGCCCAGCAAAGCGGTCCCGCAACAAATCAGCATACCGCTGGATGGTGGCATTGGGCAGAAGTATTTCATCAATAGCGCAAAGGCACTCTTCGCCATCGCCATTGATGAACTTAACCATAAGCACACCAGCCATAGGAAAGCGGTTGAAGTCCAATCCCAGATGCAGCACGCATTTACCGTCGTCATCAATATGTGAGACGACGTGCTGCGCTCTTTGGAATGGTTGATAGACCTTACCAGTAGGGCTTTCCCACGACGCAAGAAATTCTTGGTTATACGTGTGCTTGTCCATCGAGCGGCGAGCTTCTTCAACTTCCGCTTTAGGGACAATACCTGCTTGTTCTGTGGTGATAGTGTAACTGAAAATACCTTTTCTACCAGGGTCTAATCCAGAGCAGAAGAGTTCATAGAACCACTTTGATCCAGCACTTACCTTGGGCGTGCCGAGGAACAAGGCGTCGCCTTGTTGGTCGGCAAGGGCAGGACGCACGATCTTGGACCACATCGCCTCGTCAATGTCGGCGGCTTCGTCAAACACCGCGAACGAAATAGAGAGGCCGCGAAGGCGGTCGGGAACTTCCGCACCAAACAGACGGATCATAGTGCCCGTCCGCTTCAACACCAACGACATATCGGTGCGGTTAATCTCGCTAATAACTTCTGGCGGTATCATGTCGAGCAATTGGCGCCACATGATTTGCTTAGCCATCTTTAGCGTCGGGGCGATATAGACAACAAGCCCTTTTTCAACGCTATTCGCCGCACGGTAAAGTTCGTGCATACATAAGAATGACTTACCTGAACGGCGCCCCGCCGACACCACTCGGTATCGAGCGGGGTGCAGGTAAACGTGAGCCTGCCATGGAAGAAGGCCGAGGTTAGATACAGCCCTTTCTTTTTCCTCTTTTTCCGGCTGCCAATTTAGTTTATCAGCCTTCACCTTCGTCCCCATCGTCCTCACCGGCATCAAGTTGGTCAAGAACCGCACGCTTCTTTACCAGAAGCGGCTTTACGGTATCCTTGTTCTTCATGAGCGGAGCGAGGTTGCGGTTGCGATGCTCTTCTTCATTGGCACGCCCAACAGTGGTAGCCAACTGACCAAGTGACTTGGTGAGGCGGTTGAGGTTGAGCCGCACCAACTCACGCTTACTGTCGTCTTGGGATTCAATTTCCAAATGCCCAATCTCGTTTTCCATTAGATCGGCAACTCGGTCGATAATGGTGTCTAGGCGTTTGGTGCGCGCACGGATTTTCTTAAGCCTCTCCGCAACTTCTGCCGCAGCCGTAAGGACAACCTCATCCTGTATTTGAGAATTACCCCTGAGCATCCGTAATGCCTGTCGGGGTGTTTCATCCCCGTTAAGCATTAGCGCACGCGCGGCATCTGCTACCCGAGGCTCTAAGTTTCTCGTCCATTTGTAACGAGAAATACGATTTGAGATCGCTTGTGAGGTAATACCTTTGGCTTCAGGCAAGGCGGCAATATCTTTCAACGACCAGCCAATTCTGTAATAGTATTCAAGGGTTTCCCAATCCGCACCCGAGCGATAAGCGCGCGTCTTTTTCTTCTTCCGAGAGACTTTCATCCCTGGCTTGATTGGAACGACTTTTTCGGCGGGATCGCTAGACATATAACACTTTCTCCCTTGACAGTGAGTGTGTCTTGTGTATAAGAAACAAACTGTCTAAAAATCAAGGGGTAGTCTAAAAGTTTGTAAGTCTCTATTGACTTTACCCGTCGTATGCTACGATATGGCTTATCGACATTTCTGCTTCGTGGAGTATGGATAGAATGCCAGTCAATGAACCGTCGAAGGTTTACAAGGAACATGCTTCTGATTGGCGGCTGATCCGTGACGTTATCGACGGGTCTAAGGCAGTTCGTAAAGGTGGGGAACAGTATCTACCTATGCTTAGCGATATGAACTATCGCGAATACGAAGCATACTCAAACAGAGCGCAGTTTTTTAACGCAACTGCCCGAACGGTAAACGGCCTCGTTGGTTCAGTATTCCGACGCGAACCTAAAATCAATTTGGGCGCTGCGGAAAACCTGCGCCCCTTACTCGATAGTTGCACAATCCACAACCAGTCTTTTAACGCTTTCGCTCGTGATATTTTTCGAGAAACGCTTTCTCTTGGACGGGTTGGTGCGCTGGTGGATGCGCCTGTATCTGGCGGAACGCCGTATTTCAGTAAGTATAAGGCAGAAGATATCATTAATTGGCGAACGGTTAAGATGGAAACCGGCAAGATAATGGCCGATCAGGTTGTGCTTTGCGAAATGCAAGTTATCCCCGCCCCCGATGGTTTTGGGTTGGAAGAAGAAAAGTTTTATCGCGTTCTCTACATTGGGGAAGATAGCCGGTATTACCAAGAGATTTTTGTAGAAGTTAAAACCCTAGATGGTAAGTCTGCGTATGTATCTAACGGAAACGTGGCTCCCATGATTAGTGGTATGGGCGCGTTTTATAACGAAATGCCTTTTGTTATCTTTGGCCCAACCGGAACAGGGACGCACGTTCAAAAGTCCCCCATCCTCGATATTGCAGAGCTTAACATTCTGCACTTTCAGCGTTCCGCCCAATTAGCTCACGGGCAATTTTACACGGCAACCCCGACGTATTGGGCGGTGGCACCGCAATCCGATCAAGATGTTGAGTATCGCGTTGGCCCCAACAGGGTTTGGTTGGTGGATCAACCCAATGCTTGCGGTATTTTGGAATACACCGGGGCGGGTCTGAAGTTTTTGGAAAGTGCTTGC